TGGCAGTCCACTATTTGCGGCGAGAGATAGACAGCAAACAAAGCGTGGGAATGTATGGTTGCAGTCCAATGTTGCCTGCATTGGCTTCCACCCTTAACACATTGGTTAGGCCAATACCTGGCAGCTCACAAAGCACATTCAGACACACCATGGATGTACCACTTGCAAGAGACGCAACTAACATGTGGCTACAGCAAGTAAGAGCGAGCAGTGAGGAGATTGACACGCAAGTGTTGATGGCGCCTGGAAAGCAGATGAATAAGAAATTTATGCACCAAACGTTGGAGGCACAAATGACTAACAAAGAGGGCCCACTATTCACAGAGAAAACGCAAGGTCCCAACGTGCAACATGACATGTTGATCATGGGCAGTGTAGCATTAACTGTGGATCCTATGACTATAATGAGACTTATGACTAATAATTCAGTGCGTTCTTGTTACTTGGTGTTAGGAGACTACGAACAGCATGGCGATCACGTGGTGTTCACAAATGACAAGACAGGAATAACCGTGAACAAGGAAACTATGAAGTTGGTCTCCAGTAGCATATACCAGGCAGAAGGGGCCAATATGGTGGCAAGCACTGAGGTTAGGTTGGTGACAGGTAGGATAATGCAAATCAAGTTGTCAGTTGAGCGATTACATTATCATAGTAGTTTGGTATCAATGGGGAAATATAGGCGAACTTTGATTAGATGCCCTCGTATACTAATAGACCCATTGGGCAGTCTAAGAAACAATGACTTTTTAAGTAGCACTGAAATGCAGATAGACAATGTGCTGGAACAAAGACTCAGGAAGAGGGCAATGCATGATGGTGCCACAATAGAGGATTTAGAGGCAGCAGCGAGGGTGTACATGCACACTTATTTGTACAGTATACAAAAATCGTCTAGGAGGTTCAAAGAAACTGAACACGTAATGTTCGCTACAGTGATGGTAAGTTGGATACTAGAGAAAGAAGATGAGAGGCAGTACACAGAGATGGCTGAGTTGTTAAGCCTGAATGATAAGGAGGTACCCACATTGACTGAGTTGCTCAAGCACTCAGCCATTACAAGCCTAGTCGGACTAATATCCAAGATGACGAAAATGTTCACCCTGGATGCAAGTCTACTGGACACACAGGTGTTGTTAGCCAAGATAGTCAACGGCGGGCTTATGGGCAAACTACTGACAAAAATGGCAGAGTTCACATGGAAATTGAAAACCACTCGTATATCAAGACACAGGCCAATAACAGTACGAGGCTTAGACAACGAGGCCGATTCATGGATAAATAACTACAAGTTTCCAGACGAACGGTTGCAGTTCCTATCAGATGTAACTGCCAAGTATACAGCATCGATTATACGGACTCCACCAAGGCATAAAATAGTTAACAGTAGGGTTGGCAAAATACTAATACATGCATTGGGTTCTGGCGGTGATGTGGCAGTCGGAGTGGCGGCAGGAAAGATGGCCACAGAAATAGGACTGAGCGTTATGATGGTAGTACCAGAAGGTAACAGACAGTTATGTGAAGACAGTATACCAGGGGTCAAGGTGGTAGAGGTGCTTTACGATCAGATGAAAGCAACAGAGATTGCAACACGTATGGACAATGATCCAATGGAAGGAATTGAACATGGAATGGAAAATAGTAATTTAGTGGTGTGTAGGGATTACCCGATTTCGTCAATAGATCAGTTCAATCCAGAAATGGTAATAGGAAACCCCATAACAATACAGTCCAAAGTACACGCAGCACATCGGGGTGTACCATATATATCACTAGCTGCGATACACTGGTTCTTACCGCAAATAATGAATGACGCAAATGACCACCCAGTATGGCTAACAAGAGTGAGAGAGTCACTGATAACATTTTCAGAACATATGACGACTGCTGCAATTGGTAGTCAAATTGATGAATGGGCACTTGCATGCGGGATTCCAAAACAAACGTGCGACAGGGCAATAGCCGAAACAGAACCATACGGGTTGTGTTACAGTGAGTTGTTCGCAAAAGGTCCAACCAATAGAACATCTTATCATTTAGGCTACATAACCCCTAGCCGAAGTAGCGATAGTGATGCTGAGAGTTATGATTGTGTGTTGGTGTTTGGTTCCATGACTCACCCAGACATACCAAAGGCAGCCAGTGCAATAGTAAAGGCGATCCAGGAGGGTGGCAGATCAGTATGTTTAGTCACTGGCTACTCACACACACGAATAGTAGCACAATTGGAGCTGGACGGTGTTAAGCCAGACAAACTATATCAATACACCCCATATGGAGGCTTAATGAACAGATGTGGAATAGTGATCGGCCATGGCGGAACAGGTACATTTCACGAAGCCATCCTATCGAATAAGTACATGGTATACATACCATTCTTCGGTGATCAGCACTATTGGAGTAACAGGATATCAATAATGGGACTCGGAGCAAAATTGAGGGTGTCTGAGACAATAGACAGTTCAAGTATCGATACATGGATAGCGGATTCCGAAGACCTAGGGACGCAAGTCAGAATAGCCCTATGCCGTAACTACATGGAATATGAGAGTCAACAGGATTTGATGGAATCTAAATTCAGAAATATGTTGGCAGATCACTACAATGCGCCAAAAAGAAAAATTTTTGAAATCAGCTTTGATGACTTAACAGCAGATTTGCCATACAGCAAAATGACAGAGATAGTATTAGACAACCCCCAGGAATTGTTAGTGGACGTTGACGTGGAACTACTAGTAGAAGCCCAAGAGTTGATCAAGTCAACATTAGGAATAGATTGGCAACATGACTCAACAGAGTCGCAGGTATTATTTTCGTGCGATTGTGGTTTGGAAGGTATCGGTATAGCAGCAGGAGAATCAGATGTTGTACTAGTCACAACAGATGGGTTATGCGTGGCCAACAAAACCCACGGCCGTTATGAATTTTCCCGTGGCAAATACCACAAACATTGGCCACCACATAGTAAATACACAGGACATGAAGTGACATATTTACACAATTACAAACCAAACTGTCACGAAGTAGAAGCTGATGAATACAAAAGACACCTAACAAAGGTGATATATCACAGCTTACGCAACGGGCCAAGGGATTGGAGACGATTAAAATGCAACTTGTGTGGCACGGTGGGACCAATAGTTAACATGGACGACATAACGTGTGACAAATGTAATATAGAACATCCAATGAGTGTAGACAGTGAGATGGTTAGATTGGTAGACAAACTGCAAACAGAAGACACACCTATAGAAAACTATCTCACCCGTAGTGGACAAGTGCAAGATCTGTACAGACCACCGCGCGAGGCAACTAGTATTACTATCGACGGTGACACAATGTATCGCGGATTTGAGTTAACTAGGTATAGAACACCAGGATATCCAGCACAGCACCGTGTAAATTGGGGATCAATAACAACGGATAAGTATGCATCACCAAGAGTTATAGAATACATTAACATGCATAGGCGGCGATTAGATGACTTGTTGATTGAAGGCCAGCTGAACGTTATATGCGGTGAACCAACTAACGTGACAATGCAAAAGGTGATCAAGCAGAACGACACTGGACTGGAAATCAATTGGATAGCCATGAGTTGTGACAGGGAATATAAGAACAAACATTGGAACTTAATGCATATCGAACCATTGAGTGGTAATGTGGCAGAAGTTAGGAACTGGAGATTGTATGGCTTCATGAGTAATAAGAAATGCATTACAGTAGTGCTCAACAATGAAATCAACGCTAACATCAGCTTAGGGACAATGATGGACGCATTGCTGACACACCATGATAGAATAATTAGTGTGGACACATATGGTTGTAGTGTGGTTAACATGGGGTGTGCCATGGGTTATTCAAATTGCATGACAAAGAAACAAGAGTTGTATGATGAAGTAATGACAATAGCGAGTGAAACATACGGACTGGAAGAAAGTTTCATGATTCAAAACGGTACGGGCTGCGTATTGTTTGCGTCAAGTGAACAGAACCAATGCTATGACGAAGAGTACGAGTGGTGTGATTGTATAGTGCCCACAAGTGTGCAAGTGAGGAATGATTGGACAATAAAAATACTTGGTAGTGACTACATGAAATTCAGACCAAAGGGTAAACCAGGTGCGGTGTTGAGCGCCGTTATAGACAACCAAGGTGGTAATTCTGACATCAAAGTGCACAAAGACCCAAATATGGTAAAAGTCACACCACAGCAAATGGTCAAAGACTGGCTGATCAAGTCTGGCGAGGCACCCCCAGGTGTTATGAAGACCGGGATATACAGAGGGCCATCTCTGTTCACTTCGGCGAGTGTTGACACTAGAACAATAATGAATCCCAAAGGCGAAGGGGATTGCACATTCGAAGTGCTTTTATGGCATTTGAAATCGTGGGGAGTGGAGTTGACTAAAGACGCCAGGCACATGTTAGGATGGTCTACATACATGAATGTGGAACAATTAATTAGTTGTTGTGTGACATTAGGACTAAATGTTCTGGTAACAGACAAATATACAACCACTGTCATGATTGTAGATGATCTCAAGGAAACAGTCAATATCGGTCTAACGGAGCCATCGCTCTCTATGAAACATGCAGTAGCAGTCAGAGTGGTGAGAGCAGACATAGCACAGCTCAAGTTGACTAGTAGGGACTTAACCTCAATGGAAGGTGTGGAGGTACAAGAGCAATTTTGTGAGGACACTCAGAAAAACTTCATAGCTATGGAAAATCCAGCGGGTGAGTGTAGTGGGCACATTCATGCAACGGTGGAACATTTGCTGTTGGGACTAAAAGACCCAGAATTGATGAGATTACCCGGAATCAGTAGTGATGAAAGTTTTATTAAAGAGAGAATAAACACAGTGCACATGAGAATGACATTCGACAAGTGGAAGTCACTGGCAACACGAGGAGTGTCAATCAACCCAATTAGACCAATAGCTAAAACCACTAGTGCCATCATAGTGCAGAGTGAAATTAGACTATACAGAGCGTATGCAATAATCACTAACGTAGGGTTAATACCGGCGATAGCGGTGCCTTGCGGCAACAGAACAGGACTATTAATGAATCACTGGCCAGGATTAATAATATATAATACTGCTATAAACTTAAATGTGTCGTTCAATAGAGGAACGGGAGAGATAAAGAACGTGCTGAAATATAACCCAGATGATGTTGGGGCACTCAACTCAGAAACGAGAACAAGGCTAAGAGCAATAAGTCCTCAATATGCGAATATAACAATCAACCCTTTAGCGATAAACATAATCGCAACAGACTATGACAATAGGGACCATCACATGTATAGCCTGCACGAGACAGTTGAGAACCATGTACCATGGCGGTTGTGGGTGCACCCTGAGGAGCCGGTGAATTCAGACTTGAATGCACTGTTGTTATTACGCGACGGACCATGCAGAGTAAAGATAATCAATTGTGAATACAAAATCAGCCACGTCATTGAAATCCAAAGGAACAGCACAATATCAGAGAGAGGGACTTTGAACATTTTGGACAACCTGTTGTGGATGGTCAGACAAGAGGTAGGTGTGCTAACCAGCACATCGATAGGGAATGTGGCAGAGACGTGTAGAAGAATAATTGGAGATTTTAACAGCCTAATAGAATGTTATGTAGAGAAAGGAACAAACAATTACAGACCATTAACAGATAGCAGTTGTTTGAGATTTTTGGGAACATCAGATGACGATGTTCAACCGAGCTGGTTCTATGATCTCAAGCTTGTTGATTTGGACCAATGGCTATTATCTATGGAGTTAAGTCCAGCAATACGTTCAGTGGTTCAGTCAGCAATAGAAAAGATGGTGAAAGAATACGAGACAGCAACATCAAAAGAGGCGGTGAAAATAACTGTCCAAACACTGATTCCTAAGTTAGCGTACCTTAAAAGTGAGCAAGGCGCCCGTGACACTGTAGTAGGGTGGATTGTGCTAAATACAGGTGGGGTGTACCACTTCAAAACTGACATACTAACATCAATCAAGTGTGGTTGGAGTTTCAAACTATCATTGTTGGTGGGTGGAGTGAAACCTGAATCGCCACCACAAGTGGACTGGTTCGATAGAGTTGATAGAGGAGTGGAAATGGGCCGTGCTGGGGGCGCATTCACACTCAACAAGCACCAGATGGTGACAAGCAGGATAGGGATGATGATATTACGATCCCACACTGGAGCGACAGGAGATCAAGTTGAGTTGGTAACATCGAGTGGCATAGTGACAATTAACACAGTCAGGACAAAATTGTGTAACAACATCATCGTAGGAATTAGGAAATTAGACGGTAAACCCAAAATGGGAACAGTAGTACGCCACAGTAGTATGACTCATATGCAGACACATAAAGACCGCGAAGAAGTCTTAATTATGGTGGTAGACTCCGATGCACTAATGGAGGACAAAGATTGTTGGAAAGTGTGGAAGAGGGCCAAGTCAATAGATGTGGATGAATTTATTACTTCCAGCATTAAGACTCAGACTAAAGCAAGAGATAATGAACCAGCATACGTGCACATATCATCAGAAGACGATGTAGAGAGATTGATCGCCACTGGAAGAGCATTCAAGCAGGTGTCAGGAGGGCACGTGAACACTGACTGTTTAAGTGTTGTGCGCATAAGTGACCCCATCATGGCTACTGCACAAGACGGATACACTAATCCCTTAAAAAGAAGTGCACTGTTATTTGTACCACCTGACACCTGGAGCAGGGCTCTAATACAAGGAGAGTACTCCGAAGAAGTGCCAAGTTATGTCTATGACAGATGGGATGACAAAGATCTAACAGATCACGCAACTAAATTGGGACCGAAACAGGACATGAAACTGCGAAGTTCAGAGCACATAACAGGTTTCAAAACCATTGAAAAAGTGACCCTAGTAAATTACCCCATTTATTCAAATCCGGTGCTGACAAAAATTGCAAACGCAGAATTCAATGCTGTGTCTACAAGACTTGGATCGGTAGTGACAATACGTAGGCACTCACTTGATGCTGAGTACGAAGCTCTGCAGTGGCTAGAGACTTATGGACATGAACACGCAATCACAATGAGCAAATCATTTCAGCTCAATCCAATCAACATAGATTATAAGAAAACAATGGAATGGGTATCAGAGCGGAAGGGTAGCAGCAAGGTGGCATCAGAGCTATGTTTAATATTGGAACAAGGATTGGCTTTGAATCGACTAAATGACTTAAATGTGCATGTAAAATTGGAATCCCTGCTGAAAGACATAGGTAAAGAGAATGTGGATGGCCCAGCGGCAGATGACAACAAGCACGCAAGTATGCATGCCGTGAATCACAGGATAATCGTGTGGCAAAAGAAAGGGATATGCGCCATATTCGCACCAGTTTTCCTGGAGGCGAAAAAACGATTCAAACAGTTACTAGCAAGAGATGTAGTATATGCGGATGGCCTTACACCACAACAGTTATCTGCGAGATGCAGGAATGTTTCAGGAAGACTGGGGTTCTTGGAAAACGACTTGTCAAAACAAGATAGACAAACTGACAATGACACTTTAGACTGTGAATTCGCGGTGTACAGCTTATTGGGTGTAAATGAGGCCGTCTTAACATTATGGCGGAGCGTGCACAAGCACTGGCGGCTCAGGGGAAAGTTCCTGAGGGGCGGCTTAGACGGGATGCGCATGACAGGTCAAGCAACTACAGCACTTGGGAATGCCATAGTGAACCAGTTATGCCATAGGAGACTGGTGCAGCGATCAAGAGGTAGTATACTACTGATAATGGTGCTAGGAGACGACTTATTGATTTTGACAAGAGAACCCATAGATGATGTAGAACTCAAAAGAGAGATAGCTTCATATTACAACATGCAATCCAAAGCAGACTTCAGTTGGAGGTGCGGCAATTTCCTAAGATTAACCTGTTACAAAAATCGGCATGATTGTGCAGAGATAGGACCGGATATAGTCAGATTAGCCCGACGATATGAAGTAACAAATGGAGTATCTGAAGCAACAGACCAAAACACTGCTGCCAGAGCATTGAGTTATGCACACATGATAGGGAACCAGCCAGAACTAGACCAATTCAGGGAAGAAATGGGTGCAGAGTTACCCGAGGTTTGGTATGACATTGAGTTAGTGGTGCAAGCGTTAATGGTTAGGTACAAAATGTCTAAAACTGAAGTAGAGAGTCACTACAATCAGCTAATCAAAATGGTAACAACTCCTAATCAAACCATACACAGTTTCAAAATAATGGTGACAGCGTTGGATAAAGGAAACATATAACATGGATAAACTCCGTTTCAGAAGTGAGGCGGAGTAATGACAAGCCATCTAGCAATCAGCCTGCAACAGCAGGCGGAGTGCGGGATGGCCTGTCGTCGCTCCGTC